GTGATCGTGGTGCGCGAGGGCGCGGCGCCGGAGCGCAAGTATGCGGCGGCGCTGGCGTCGGTGGACGCGGACGGGCGCTTCTGCGGCTACGCCTCGCTGTTCGGGCGGATGGATCTGTCGGGTGACATCGTGATGCCGGGGGCGTTCACGCGCACGCTGAAGCTGCGCGGGGCGGACGGGGTTCGGATGTTGCTGGAGCACGACCCCAAGGCGGCGATCGGTTTCTGGATGGTGTTGGAGGAGGATCGCCGCGGCCTGTGGGTCGAAGGGCAGATCCTGTCGTCGCCGGACGCCGCGCGGGCCGGAGGGCGGATGCGGGCCGGCGAGCTCGACGGTCTGTCGATTGGGTTTCGCACGGTGCGTGCGGATGAGGATCGGCTGGCGCGGGTGCGCCGGCTGACTGAGATCGACCTTTGGGAGGTGTCGGTGGTGAAGTTGCCGATGCTGCCGGAGGCGAGGGCGCGGGCGGCGGGAGCCTGCCGCGCAGAGGCTGGGGGCGAGGCTCCCGAGGCTGCCGTAGACGCTGGGCTGGTCGCCTTGCTGCGTCGGGAAACGGCCATTCTTCGTCAAACGAGGTAGATGATGGATAACGAGATGGGTGCGCCCGAGACCAAGGCCGAGCTGAACAATGCGTTCGGCGAGTTCATGGGGGCGTTTGAGGTCTTCCGCGAGACCAACGACCGCCGCCTGGCGGATCTCGAGAAGAAGGGCGCTGACGTCCTGACCGTCGAGAAGCTGGCCCGTGTGGAGGCTGCGCTGGATGCGCAGCAGCGCCGCATGGACGAGATGGTGCTGCGCGGTTCGCGTCCGGCGATGATGGGCGGTATTCCGGTGCAGGCGAACGAGACGAAGAGCGCGTTCAGCGCGTTCGTGCGTTCCGGCGACGAGCAGGCGATGCGCCAGCTCGAGACCAAGGCGATGACGTCGGACGGTGGTCTGGCGATGCCGATCGAGGTCGAGGCGGAGGTGATGCGCCGTCTGTCCGAGGTGTCGCCCTTCCGTCAGATCGCGACGGTGCGTTCGATCTCTTCGACGAGCTTCCGCAAGGCGGTTCCGAATGGTCTGACCGGCGCGTGGGCGGCGGACGAGACTTCGGCGCGCACGGCGGACGCGACCTCGCTGAAGGCGCTGAACTTCCCGACGGGCGAGCTTTATGCGGTTCCGGCGGCCTCTTCGGTGCTGGTCGAGGATGCGGCGATCGACATCGGCGAGTGGCTGGCGAGCGAGATCGAGATGGTCTTCGCGGACCAGGAGACGAAGGCCTTCGTGATCGGCAACGGCACGACGCAGCCGAAGGGTATCATCACTTATGCCGGTACCGGCGTGGAGGGTGACCTCGATGCCGAGACGATCGGCGTGAAGAAGACGGGCGTCAACGGTGCGTTCCCGACGGTGGCGCCGTCCGATGCGCTGGTGGATCTCGTCTATTCGCTGAAGGCGACCTATCGCCAGAATGCGCACTTCGTGATGAACCGCAGCACGCAGGCGCATATCCGCAAGTTGAAGGATGGCGAGGGCGAGTATCTGTGGACGCCGCCTTCGGTTCCGGGTGGGCGTGCCGGTCTGATGAGCTTCCCGATCGTGGAGGCCGAGGACATGCCGGACTTCAACACCACGGGTGCCAACGCGATTGCGTTCGGCGATTTCCGTCGCGGCTATCTGATCGTCGATCGTCAGGGCATCAAGGTTCTGCGTGATCCCTATTCGGCCAAGCCGAACGTCCTCTTCTACACGACGAAGCGTGTGGGCGGCGGCGTGCAGGACTTCGACGCGATCAAGCTGCTGCAGTTCGCCGCCTGAGTTTCAGCGTAGCGGCGATCGCCGGGTGACCGGCGGAGGGTGGGGCCAGAAGGTTTCTGGCCCCCTTTTTCTGTGTGGGTTGGATGGTGCGCGGGGGGAGCGGCTGGCGCGGCCGGCTGGTCTCGTCCTGCGCTGACCGAAGGGTGAGACGATGGTGGCGATCCTGGTGACACCGCCCGTGGCCGAGCCGGTGACGCGCGAGGAGGCGAAGCTTCATGCGCGGATCGACGGGACGGCCGAGGATGCGAAGGTCGATGCGCTGATCAAGGCGGCGCGGCTGGACGTGGAGAGCCGGACGGGGCGGGTGCTGGTCACGCAAGGGTGGCGCATCTATCGCGACAGTCCGCCGCGTGGGGGCGTGATGCGCCTGTCGCCGGGGCCGGTGCAGAGCGTGGACGCGGTGACGGTCTATGGCGCGGACGGTGTCGCCGAGGTGGTGGCGCCGGGCGACTATGTGGTGGACACGGCGAGCGTGCCGGGGCGGCTGAGCCTGGGGGCGGGGCGGTTCTGGGGCTCGCGGGCGCTGAACGGTCTCGAGGTGGATCTGACGTGCGGCTATGGCGGGCCGGAGGATGTTCCGGCGTCGCTGAAGCAGGCGGTGCTGATGCTGGTGTCGTACTGGTACGAGCAGCGTGAGGCGGCGGCGATCGGCGCGGTGACGGCGAACGTGGCGTCGGGTGTGGCGGCGCTGACGGCGCCTTATCGCATGCCGAGGCTGTCGTGACGCCGGGCGCGGGCGAGCTGAGGCGCCGCTTGGTGCTCGAGGTGGCGAACGACGTGTCCGACGGCGCCGGTGGGGCGACGCGGACGTGGGTGCCAGTGGAGAGCCTGTTTGCGCAGGTGGAGCCGCGGCGGCGGCGCGAGACGGTGGATGACGGTCGCGCGGTGGGGCTGGTGACGCACCGCGTGACGGTGCGGCGAACGGGCAGCGTGGCGCGCGGGGCGCGGCTGATAGACGGGGCGCGGCGCTACCGTGTGCTGGCGGTGGAGGATCTCGACCCGCAGCGGCGGTTCCTGTCCTTGCTGTGCGAGGAGGAGCAGGAATGAGCGACGCGCGTCATGCCGTGATGGCGGAGATTTACCGGGCGCTGACCGAGGATGCGGGGCTTTCGGGCCTGCTGGCGGCGCCGGGGGTGTTCGACGGTGTGCCGCAGGGCGCGGCTTTTCCGTTCGTTGCGATCGGTGACGTGCGGTCCGTGCCGTTGGACTCGGATGAGGTGCCGACGATGGAGCACCGGATCGAGCTGGCGGTGAATTCGCGCTCTGCCGGGCGGCGAGAAGCTTCGGACATCGCAGAGCGGGTACGCTCGGTGTTGGAGGGCGGGGCGCTGTCGCCGGTGGGGCATCGACTGGTGTCGATGAGGCATGAGGCGAGCGACGTGGCGGCGCGCCGTGATGGGCGGTCCTACCGGGCGCGGATGCGGTTCCGCGCGGTGACGGAAGCACAATAGAGGAGGGCGCTCGATGGGTGCGCAGAAGGGCAAGGACCTTCTTCTGAAGGTGGACGAGACGGGTGCGGGATCGTTCGTGACGGTGGCGGGCCTGCGCTCGAAGCGGATTTCGTTCGGCGCGGAGGCGGTGGACGTGACCGATCAGGAATCGGCGGGGCAGTGGCGTGAACTGCTGGACGGCGCCGGGGTGAGGCGGGCCAATCTGGCGGGGTCGGGCATCTTCAAGGACGCGGCGTCGGACACGGTGGTGCGGACCATCTTCTTCAACGGCGCGGTGCGGGACTGGCAGGTGATCGTGCCGGACTTCGGCACGGTGGCGGGCCCGTTTCAGGTGACGGCGCTGGAATATGGCGGCAACCATGACGGCGAGGTGGTCTATGAGATCGCCATGGAGTCGGCGGGTCAGCTGACCTTTACGGCGGCCTGACGTGGCCAATCCTTACCGGGGTGAAGTGGAGGCCGTCCTCGATGGGCGGCCTTTTACGTTGTGCCTGACGCTGGGGGCGCTCGCCGAGTTGGAGCGGGTGTTCCGGTGCGAGGACATGACGGCGCTGGTGGACCGCTTCGCTGCGGGGAAGCTGTCGGCGGTGGACGCGATCAGGATCATCGGTGCGGGTCTTCGCGGGGCGGGGCATGCGGTGGACGATGATCAGGTGTCGCGGATGAAGGCGGACGGCGGGGCGGCGGGTTTCGCATCGGTGGTGGCGGCGTTGCTGACGGCGACGTTCGGGACGGCTGACGCGCCGGCGGCCGCTGGGGTCGCGGGGACTGCCGACCCTTTGTGATGGGGGCCGTGCCTCATGAGGCTCGGCCGTTTCCGTGGCGCGATCTGATGGCGCTGTTCATCGGCGAGAGGCGCATGGCGCCGGCCGATTTCTGGGCGATGACCCTTCCTGAAATTGAGGCTGTGCTGGGGCCCTGCGTGCCGTTGGGGACGCGCCGGGGTGCGTTGGCGCGGCTGATGGAGCGTTTTCCCGATGGCTGACGAGACCGGACAATTGAGCGGCGCGAGCGACCTCGCCGAAGATCTGGCGGATACGCTGGAGGTTTCGGCGAGCCGCTTTTCGAGCGTGCTGGCGACGGGGATGAGGCGGGCGATCGCGGACGGCTACACGCTGGACCGTGTGCTGCGTCAGGCGGCGCTGTCGATCGCCAATTCGGCGCTGCGGTCGGGTCTGCAGCCGCTGGCGGGGCTGGTGGGGCAGGGCGCGAATGCGGCGCTGGGCGGATTGGCGCAGGCGGCGACGAAGGTGGTGCCGTTCGCGGAGGGCGGCGTGATCGGCGCGCCGACTGCGTTCGGGATGGGCGGCGGGCGGATCGGCCTGATGGGCGAGGCGGGGCGCGAGGCGGTGTTGCCGCTGGCGCGCGGAACGGACGGGCGGCTGGGCGTTGCGCTGGAGGGCGCAGGCGGCGGCGGCGGGTCCACGACGATCAACGTGTCGATCGCTGCGACGGATGCGGAGAGTTTCCAGCGTTCGGAGGCGCAGGTGACGGCGATGCTGGCGCGTGCGGTGGCGCGCGGCCGGCGCGGTCTTTGATCTCAAGGCTTTGACGGAAGGGGCTTTGGGCCATGGACGGATTTCATGACGTGAGATTCCCGCTCGCTGTTGCGTTTGGGGCGACGGGGGGGCCGGAGCGGCGCACGGAGATCGTGACGCTGGGGTCCGGTCGGGAGGCGCGAAACCAGCGCTGGGCGATGAGTAGGCGTCGGTATGACGCGGGTACAGGAGTAAAGCATCGTGATGACCTTCAACAAGTTCTTGAGTTTTTTGAAGAGCGTCGAGGCCGCCTCTACGGCTTTCGTTACCGTGATCCAATCGATCACAAAAGTTGTGCGCCAAGTGTCGCGCCAAGTGAAAGCGACCAACGTCTTGGGTTTGGTGACGGGACGCGGACGTCGTTCCCGCTGATCAAGCGCTACGGCGACGCGTTCGCTCCCTATGACCGGCGGATACATCTGCCGGTCGAGGGGACCGTCGTGGTCGCGGTGAACGGTGTGAGCCAGATCGAGGGCACGGCGTTTCAGGTCGTCGATGGGGTCGTGGAGTTCGAACCGGGCTTCGTGCCGGGTGATGGGGACGTGGTGCGGGCGGGCTTTCAGTTCGACGTTCCGGTGCGGTTCGACACGGACCGGCTCGACGTGAACCTGTCGCGGTTCGAGTCCGGCACGATCCCGACGATTCCGATTGTGGAGATCGTGCTGTGAGGGACGTTCCGAGCGGGCTGAAGGCGCATCTGGAGGGTGGGGCGCAGACGGTGTGCCACTGCTGGCAACTGGAGCGCACGGACGGGGCGGTGATGGGGTTCACCGACCACGATTCCGAAGTGGAGTTCGGCGGCGTGACGTATTCGGCGCTGGCGGGGCTGGAGAGTTCCGGCGACGTGGCGCGCACGGGGCTTGGCGTCGGCGGGCTCGAGGTAGCGGGTGCGCTGTCGGCGAGCGGGCTCGATGCGGCGGATCTGATGGCGGGGAAGTACGACTTCGCCGTTCTGACGGTGTGGCTGGTAAACTGGGCTTCGGTGTCGGAGCGGGTCGTCGTTCGGCGCGGGTCGCTGGGCGAGGTGACGCGGGCGGACGGCGCGTTCAGGGCCGAGGTGCGCGGGCCGGCGCAGGCGCTGGAGACGGTGCGGGGGCGGGTGTTCTCGACCGGGTGCGACGCGGATTTGGGCGACGGGCGGTGCAAGGTGGATCTTGCGGCGTTGGCGCGGTCGGCGACGGTGGTGGCCGTCGACGGGGCGCGGCTGACGGTGAGCGGCATCGGCGATTTGGCGGACGGCTATCTGGCCGGTGGCGTGGCGGAGATGACAAGCGGGGCGGACGCGGGAAGCCGTGGAGTGCTCGTGCGGCATGCGGCCGTGGGTATGGCCACGGTGGGCGGAGCGACGGTGGAGGTGGCGGTTGTGCAGTTGCGCACGGCGCTGCTGGGCGTGGCGCCGGGTGACACGGTGGCGCTGACGCCGGGGTGTGACAAGCGCTTTGCGACCTGCGTCGCGACGTTTGGCAATGGGCCGAATTTTCAGGGGTTTCCGCACATTCCGGGGAATGACCGGGCGTTCGCTTACGCGCGGGGATCGGAGTGAGGCGGGCCGATGTTGCCGCGGCGGCGCGGGGCTGGGTCGGCACGCCCTATCGTCATCAGGCGTCCATGAAGGCGGTGGGGTGCGACTGTCTGGGCCTGGTGCGCGGGGTGTGGCGCGAGGTGTTGGGGGCGGAGCCGGAGCTGGTGCCGCCTTATTCGCCGGACTGGGCCGAGGCGGCACGGCGCGAGACGTTGCTGGAGGCGGCGGCGCGCAACTTCGTGCCGGCGGAGGGTGTGGAGGCGGGGCGGCTTCTGGTGTTCCGCTGGCGGCGAGGGATGCCGGCGAAACATGTGGGCGTTGCGGTGTCCGCCACGCGGTTCGTTCACGCCTACGACTCGGCGGGGCGGGCCGTGGAGGGCGATCTGGCGCCGATGTGGCGGCGGCGCTTGGTGGCGACGTTTGATTTTCCGGGGGTGACGGACTGATATGGCAACGCTTGTTCTTCAGGCGGCCGGGCAGGCCGTGGGCGGTCTTCTGGGGCCTGTGGGGGCGATCGTGGGTCGGGCGGCGGGTGCGCTGGCCGGCAATATGATCGACCAGCGGCTGTTCGGGGAGAGTTCGACGCGCTCGGTGGGGCGGATCGACGACGTGTCGGTTCAGACGGCGTCTGAGGGCAATCCGATCCCGAAGGTCTATGGGCGGATGCGCCTGGCCGGGACGGTGATCTGGGCGACGGACTTCGAGGAGACGACGCGGACGTCGTCGGTCGGCGGCAAGGGCGGCGGGCCGAAGGTTCGTGAGTATTCCTATCACGCCAACTTCGCGGTTGGGATCTGCGAGGGGCCGATTGCGCGGATCGGGCGGATCTGGGCGGACGGCGAGCCGATCGACCTCGATGGGGTGAATTGGCGGTACTATAAGGGCGAGGATGATCAGCCGGTCGACCCATTGATCGAGGCGATCGAGGGTGAGGCCCCGGCCTATCGCGGCCTCGCCTATGTGGTGTTCGAGGGGTTGCCGGTGGGCCCTTACGGCAACCGGCTGCCGCAGCTGACGTTCGAGGTGATCCGGCCGATCGGTGACCTCGAGAACGATGTTCGGGCGGTGACGATCATCCCTGGTTCGACGGAGTTCGGCTACCACTCGGATGTGGTGAAGCGGACGGTTGGGCCGGGCGAGGCGGTGGCGGACAATCGCCATATCGGCGTTGCGGTGTCCGATTTCGAGGCGTCGCTGGACGAGCTGCAGGCGGTGTGTCCTAACCTGGAGCGGGTGGCGCTGGTGGTGGCGTGGTTCGGGACGGACCTGCGCGTCGAGGAATGCGAGCTGAAGCCGCGGGTGGAGCGCAAGGACCGCGAGACGGACCTGCCGTGGGCGGTTGCGGGGCTTGACCGAGACAGCGCGGACACGGTGTCGGCGGACGGGGATGGGCGGCCCTTTTATGGTGGGTCGCCGTCGGATGCGTCGGTATATGAGGCGGTCAGGGCGCTGAAGGATCGCGGCCTGAAGGTCGTGTTTTACCCGTTCATTCTGATGGATGTGCCGCCGGGGAACGGGCTTCCGGACCCCTATGGTGAGGCCGAGCAACTGCCGTTCCCATGGCGGGGGCGCATCTCGGTGATGCCGGGGGTCGGTGAGGACGGTTCGCCGGACGGGACGGCGGCGGCGGGTGCGGCGGTGGCCGGGTTCGTGGGTACGGCGGCAGTCGGCGACTTTTCGGGCGTGGGGCCGGACGTGGCCTATGCGGGGCCGGCGGAATGGTCGTATCGGCGGATGATGCTGCACTATGCCAGGCTGACGGCGCAGGCGGGGGGCGTCGAGGCCTTCCTGATCGGGTCGGAGCTGCGTGGGCTGACGTGGATCCGGGACGAGACGGGTTTTCCGTTCGTCGATGCACTGGTGACGCTGGCGGACGATGTCCGGGCGATCGTCGGGTCCGAGACGAAGATTTCGTATGCGGCGGACTGGTCGGAGTATTTCGGGCGCCAGAATCCTGTGACGGTCGAGGGAGTCTCGACCGTGAATGTTTGGTTTCACTTGGACCTGCTTTGGGCGAGCGCGAATATCGACTTTATCGGCATCGACAATTACTGGCCGCTTTCGGACTGGCGGGATGGATCGCATGTGGACGAGGCGGTGGCGTCGTCTGTGTATGACCCGGATTATCTGGCGGGGAATGTCGCCGGGGGTGAGGGGTTCGACTGGTACTATCCCGGCGGCGCGCGGGAGGCGCAGGGTCGCGTCGCGATCGCTGGCGACTTCTACGGCAAGGATTGGGTGTTCCGGTATAAGGACGTGGCGTCGTGGTGGAGCAATCCGCACTACGACCGCGTGGCCGGGGTGGAGTCGCTGACGGCGACGGCGTGGGTGCCGCAGTCGAAGCCAGTTTGGTTCACGGAGCTGGGTTGTCCGGCGATCGACAAGGGATCGAACCAGCCGAACGTGTTCTTCGACCCGAAGAGCTCGGAGTCGCATCTGCCCTATTTTTCGAGTGGGCGGAGGGATGATGGGATCCAGCGGGCGCATCTGGAGGCGTTTTACGACGTCTACGAGGCGGACGGGGCGCCGGATCTGGCGATCAACCCGGTGTCGAGCGTCTACGGCGAGCGGATGGTGGATCCGGCGACGATCCATCTGTGGACTTGGGATGCGCGGCCGTGGCCGATGTTTCCGCACCTTCTGGACTTGTGGTCGGACGGGGCGAACTGGGAGCGCGGCCACTGGCTGAACGGGCGGCTGGGCGGTGTGCCGGTGGGGGCGCTGATCAAGGCGCTGTTCCGGGACTGGGGGCTGGAGGCGCCGGAAGTAACGGGTGTGCCGGCGGTGCTGGACGGGTTCGTGGTGACGGGACCGTCGAGCCTGCGGGCGGTGATCGAGCCGGTGTTGGATGCCGTGTCGGCGGTGGCGGCGGACACGGGGACGGCGATCCGCGTGGTGGGGCTGTCGCGGGCGCCGTCGCTGGCGCTGGACGAGGCCGATCTTGTCGAGGTGGATGGGCGCACGCCGCTGGTGGCGGAGACGCGTGACGATCCGGCGGGACTGCCGGTGGAGGTGCGGCTTCGCTATTTCGACAGCGGGCGGGACTTTCAGATCGCGAGCGCGCGATATCGGCCGCAGGAGGGGTCTGCGCGGCAGATCGAGACGATCTCGGTGCCGGCGAGCCTCAACGATTCATTGGCAACGGAGCTGGCGGAGCTGGCGCTAAGCGTCAGGTGGTCCGGCCGGACGAGTGTTCAGTTCGCGTTGCCGTTGTCGCGCCTCGAGATTGCGCCGGGCGACGTGGTGGCGCTGACCCATGACGGGGTGACGCGCGAACTGATCGTCGAGGAAATCGAGGACCTGGGGCACCGGCTGGTAACGGCGCGGACGCTGGACCGCGCGGCGCAAGTGGTGACGGCGGTGAAGGCGACGTTCAAGGCTCCGGCCGTGCCGCAGACGTTGGCGGCGCCCGTGGCGTTCGGGCTGAACCTGCCGCTGGTGGACGACAACGTGGCCGAGCACAGGCCGTGGATTGCGGCTTTCTCGCGACCTTTCCCGTCGCATCTGGGCGTGTGGCAAGGCGTGTCGGGCGGTGCGTACAAGCTGATGCGCACGATCGACCGGCCTGCGTCGATGGGTGAGGCGCTGAGCGCGTTGCCGGCGGGGCCGACGGGGCGGTGGGACCGTGGCGGGAGCTTCGACGTGAAGCTTTACAACGCGGCGGTGACGAGTGCTCCCGAGGCGAACGTGCTGGCGGGGGCGAATGCGCTGGCGGTTCAGAGTGCAAGCGGGCTGTGGGAGGTGCTGCAGTTTCGCGATGCAGAGCTGATCGGTGAGGGCGTGTACCGGCTGTCGGTGCTGCTGCGTGGTCAGCTTGGGACGGAAGATGCGGCCGCGGAAGGCGTTCTGGAGGGGGCGAAGGTCGTCGTTCTGGACGGAACGCTGGCGTCGGTGCCGATCGACCGGAGCGAGGTGGGGCTGGCGCGGTCGTACCGTGTGGGGCCGCTGGCCGAGGGGATCGGTGGGCCGAATGTGGCCGAGTTCGAGCTGACGGGGACCGGGCGGGGCATGGCGCCTTATGCGCCGGCACACGGCAAGGCACGGCGGCGGCTGAGCGACGATGCGCTGGTGGTCTCGTGGATCCGCAGGACGCGGGTCGGCGGGGATTATTGGGGCGCCAGCGATGTGCCGCTGGGCGAGAGTGGCGAGTCCTACAGGGTTGAAATTCTGGACGGCGCAGAGGTCGTGCGCACGGTCACGACGGCAGAGCCGAGCTACGCCTATGCGCTGGCGGATCAGGTTGCCGACTTTGGGGCGGCGCCGGACCAGGTGTCGTTCCGTGTTGCGCAGAACGCGCCGGGCTTCGGGCTCGGCATAGTTTATGAGGTGACGGTCAATGTCGAACAGCCTTAACCTGGGGCTTCCCTTTGTGGAGCCGGCGCAGGCGCAGAAGCACGTCACGGTGAATGATGCGCTGATGCGGCTGGACGCGGTGGTGCAGCTTGCGGTGATCGACCGGACGATCGCGGCGCCTCCGGGCGCGCCGGCGGAGGGGGATCGCTATATTGTGGCGGCTTCCGCGACCGGGGCGTGGGCCGGGCACGAGGACGAGGTTGCGGCCTATCTCGATGGGGCGTGGACCTTTTTCGCGCCGCAGGAGGGGTGGTTTGCCTTCGATCGTGCGGCGGGGGTGATCGTGACCTATGGCGGGTCCGGCTGGGGGCCGATGGCGGGGACGCTCTCGGCTGGGACGGCGGAGACGTTGGGGATCAATACGACGGCGGACGCGACGAACCGGCTGTCGGTGCGGTCGGCATATGCGCTGTTTGCGCCTGATCCGTCGGGGCCGGCGACGGGCGATGTGCGGATCGTGGCGACGAAGGAGACGGCGGCGGACGTCGTCTCGCACCTGTTCCAGAACAATTATTCGGGGCGGGCCGAGTTCGGGCTCATCGGCAGCGACGACTTTTCGCTGAAGGTGAGTGCGGACGGGTCGGCATTCGCGCAGGCCTTCGTGGTGGATCGGACGACGGCGCAGGTGACCTTCGACGAGGATGTTTCGGCGGCGGGCGGTCTGGTGACGCTGAGCGGGACGGGGGCGAGCTGGTCCAACGGTCTGGCCGTCTCGCTGGGGGGCGCGGGCGACAGCGGATCATTGGCGGTCGGCGTGGGCGCGCTGGATGCGGCGACGAGCGGTGTCGACAACGTGGCCGTGGGCGACAGTGCGCTGGGCGCGGTGACGAGTGGCGGGTTGAACGTGGCCGTGGGAGTCGACGCCGGTGCGGCGACGACGACGGCGAGCGGCAACACGATGGTGGGCGCGGGTGCGGGATCCGCGTTGACGGGCGGCACCAATACGGGCGTCGGCCGCAATGCGTTTGTGGGTGCATCGGCCGGGGTGACAAACTCGACCGCGGTCGGCGCGAATGCGACGGTCGGGGGCAGCAATCAGGTTCAGCTCGGCGACAGTGCGACCACGACCTACGCCTATGGTGCGGTGCAGGACCGATCGGACGCGCGGGACAAAGCGGACATTCGGGACACGGTGCTGGGCTTGTCCTTCATCAAGGCGCTGCGGCCGGTGGATTTCCGGTGGGACTACCGGGAGGACTACCGCGATGCCGACGGCGGCGAGGCGCCGAAGGACGGGACGCGGGTGCGGGAGCGCTTCCACCATGGGTTCATTGCCCAGGAGGTGGAGGGGGTGATCGCCGCGAGCGGTTTGGACTTCGGCGGCTTTCAGGATCATGCGCGCGCCGGCGGGCAGGATGTGAAGACGCTGGGCTACGGCGAATTCGTGGGGCCGATCGCGAAGGCGATCCAGGAGCTGAGCGCCGAGGTCGAGTCGTTGCGGGCGGAAGTGGCGCGGCTTGGATGAGTTGAGGCGCGCGCTCAGAGCGGGACGGTCAGGCACTCACGCATGGCGTGGGTGCTTTTTTATTGTGTGAGTACCTGATGAGGGGGCTGAGGCGATGCTGAACAGGACGCCGTGGCTGGACTATCTGTGCCATCATATCGGACTGCGCGAGGTTCCGGGTCCGGAACATAATCCGCTGATCGTCGAGTGGGGGAAGCAGTCGGGCATCGACTGGTGGAACAACGACGAGGATGCGTGGTGCGCGGTCGCGGTGAACGGGGCGCTGGTGAATTCCGGCTATCCGTCGACGCGGTCGGCGCTGGCGCGCTCGTTCACGCGCTACGGAACGCGGCTGAAGAGGCCGGTGCGCGGGGCGATCGTGGTGTTTCCGCGTGGGACGAACCCGCTTTATGGGCATGTCGGCATCGTCGAAGAGGTGCGCGGCGACGGGACGATGGTGATCGTGAACGGAAATGCGTCGGACCAGGTGAAGCGGTCGGTGTTCCGTCAGTCGTCTGTGTTGCCGGACGGGATCCGGTGGCCGCCGGGCGCTGTGGCGCCGGTTGAGAGCCTGCCGGCGGCGGCCGATGTGCCGCTGGGTGAGCGTGTGCTGAAGGTGGGGGCGCGGGGGCCGGATGTCGCGGCGCTGCAGCGCAAACTGAACGTGCTGAACTATGGGCTCGAGGTCGACGGCATCTATGGCGGGATGACCCAGGATGCGGTGCGGCGGTTCGAGCTGCGGCGGAACCTGAATGGGGATGGGATCGCCGATCCGGCGATGCTTGCGGCGCTCATGGTGGCGGTGGACGAGCGCGAGGCACGGGATGCGAGGCGGTTGTCGGCCGAGCGGGCGGCAACGCCGATCGCGGGCGCGGGGGCTGTGGTCACTGCTGGCGCTGCGGTGACCACTGGTGTCGATGCTGCGAAGGACGTGACCGCAATGTCGGGTACGGCGACGGCAGGACTGCTGCTCATCGCTCTGGCGGTTGCCGTCGTCGCCGGGATTTTGTTGTGGCGCTATGCGATGGCGCGGGCCGAGGGGCCGGGATTGGACGAGGCGGTCTGATCCGCGGGCGGAGTCCGTCCGCCGTACAAAAATCGATGTGAACCTGTGAGGGGCGTGCCGGATGGCGCGTCCCTTTTGTCTGCGCGGCAGGGCCGATGCCCGCCGCATGCTGCCATCAATGGCGGCGCACCCAGCGAACTCTGAAACATTGGGAGACTCGAGATGGTCGGTTTAGGCCTTGGCCCGATCCGTGGCGTGCCGTTCAGTCCGTCAGTGACGAGCCGCGACACGTCGCAATCGTCGCACATTCCGGCGGATGTGAAGCTGCTCTATCTGAAGGGGTACGCCGAGGAGGCCGATGGCGGGCAGCATTCGGTGCGCCGCGTCGCGAGCGAGCCATCGCATGCGGGCAAGGTCCGGACGTCCGATCGCTTCATGCCCGACGGCAGCGTCGATGCGGTAAATGGCGGCTGGTGGGAGATTGCCGAAGTGATGCCGTCGCCGGAGATGTTCGGTGCGGTGGGCGACGGTATCGCAGACGACACCGCGGCGATCCGCAACTGGTTGGAATATGGCGGCGGGCGTGCGGATGACGGGCGCAAGACCTATCTTTTTGACCCGATCATTCTGACGACGCCGGCAACGGTGGTGTGCGCGCGCGATACCACGTTCAAGCTGCGGTCCGGCTGGGCCAGTTGGACGGGTGAAGCCGGACACCTCGAGGTGCGGGCGGACCTGTCATGGTCGGGTGGCCGCTTCGACGGGTCGCGTGGCGACACCGACACGATGGCCGGTCTTGAAGATATTCTTGGCGTCGCCGGGGTTGGGCAACAGCTCAATCAGTACAAGGCCGCCATCTTCGTTCGTGCCAGCAGTGATGTTACGATTGATCTGCGGGGGATCGTTTTCGTCGATCAGGTGAACCTTGCGCTGTATTGTAGGGGCTCTACGTCGGGTGTGGTCGGCGGTGTGATCGAGGATCTGGCGGCGGTTCGATGCGGGCTCGGGTACCGCTTTGATCGGTGCCGTGAGCTTTACATCGGTGAAATATCCGCGCGAGAAATCGACAACCGTCTGGCCGAGGACAATGACGTTTATTTCCCGGCCTTCTTCCATATCGTCCATATGCTTCGGTCGGAGAGTTGCCCCGCGCGTAAGATCGACATCGAGACGGTGACAGGGCGCGCCGGGCGTTATGGAGTCTCGTCGGCGTTCATGAACGGGATCACCTGGGTCGGCAACACGCGATGCCCCATTCATTCGGCTTCGATTCAAGGGATGGGTGCGGCCGAGGGACAGCCGTCAGACTACGGCGGACAGACGATCCGTGAGACGGTCTCCATTCTCGGCGTGTCGTGGATCTCCAACGATAGTGCGACCCGGTTCGACGAGTTGAGCTTTTTCGGCACTGCGACCCAAGGGATCGAGGTCATTACGGACTATGACATCAGCTTCGGGCGGATGTTGTTGTGGTCGGACGGCGGGCGGCAGAATGTTCTGTCCGGCAGTGCTGCGATCAACTCGCACGGTGACGCCCGGCCGCCGGAGAATGTGGGCAACGGCCGGCATAAGCGGAACGGGCGTATCACGTTTTCCGAACTTATCATTCGCGGGCAGTGGCATTACGGGATCTGGGCGCGCAAGAACACCATCGAGGTGGGCTCGTGCTCGATCCGTGAGTGCCGGGCGGACCCGATCCTGCTCGACAATCAGGATCAGATCGAGTTTGAGAGTGCGGACGAGCCGCAGCGCGCGTCCGTCATTATTCATGATGCGGACATCGCGTTCTGTGGCGGTCAGGTGAGGGTGGTGTCAGGCGAGCGTCTGGAGATCCATTCTGGTCGGGTGTCTGACAATTGTCAGCGGTCGGGCTACGATGATCCGACGCTCTCGGGTTCGGCTTTTACGCGCACTCACGGGGTTGCTTATGATGCGGCCCATCCCGATGCGGGGATTGTGGACCGGATCTACGTCAGCCCGGACGTTCAAACCGCGCCCTTGGCGAAAACGGCCGATACGTCGACCGGTATTTCGTTCATGCCGGGATTGCCGGTGCGCGGTTCTGAGGCGACTGTTCCCGAGCTTGATCTGTACTACGGGTTTATTACTGCGACGCACCCGTCAGAGATCCATCTGGGGCAGCGGATGGTGCTGAAAAACCTCAATGGCACGACGGATATCACGGTTTGGCCGGTCTACTCTTCAGGTGACGTCTTTCTGGTCGAGGTTGCCGATGCGGATAAAGCGATTGCGTGGAGCACGGCGGGGCATCTGACGTCCATGTCCGGCACGTGGGACTATGTGTTGGGCGATGACGAGGTTGATGGAACCGGTGGCGATATCGAAGCGGATCTTGACGGCCCGGCGTATCTGAGCACGCCATATGGTGTACTGCGGTTCCAGAATCTTCGCGACGAGGATGGATTTTATATCGACACCGCGAGCGACTGGGGTGTGGATGCGGTCAACACTGTATCGCAGTCCTTCACCAATAGGACATTGCAGGTGATTGACACGGGCTTCGTCTATGCTCAGAGCCAGACGAGCGACTATGCAATCGGCAATGCCGATGTGTTGTCGCAGAGTGCGGGTATGTTGACGCTCAGCACGTTTGCCGTCGCATCGCTGCCGTCTGCCGCCGGTGTTGCGGGCAGCGTGGTGTATGTGTCCGATGCAGCAGGGGGCGCTGTGCTCGCCTTTTCGAATGGGACGAACTGGCTGCGTGTGACCGACCGCGTGGTCGTGTCCTGA